AGTAATAGCCCGGGGAACGCCTGTTCCCCTATTGACCGAACGCCCGGCCCCTGCTGCCGCCCACCTGCTGCCTCGATCAAATAAAATAATTGCCATTTAATTATTGCCTATCACGCTAGTTTGGTTTAAACTGTAAGAGTACCAATTATGAAAGGAGGACAAGCACGATGAAAACTATCACAATCAAAATCAACTTGGACCAAGCCCAAGCACTCGATGACCACGCGCAACTTAATCCATCCTATATTAGTGAGTTTATCCACTCACATTTAGGGCAAGCGCTCATAGGGGAACGGCGCTCGACGCAACTGCCGTACACGTACACGCTCAAAGTGCCGAACGAACTGCATAAGGCGGTTAAAATAGCCGCCATGAATGAAGATTTGACCATGAGTGAATATGTCCGGCAGCTTTTCCAAGTCTATTATACCGAGGTGTAAACGATGTCCGTACAATTGAACCCCGCCCAAAAAGAAGAAATACGTCGCTTGACCCAACTTGCCAACCGCCGCATTAAGAACGTAGACAAGGCCTATGCCAAGGAAGGTAAAAGCGTGCTGCCGAAAGAATTGGTCGGGAACTTTCAAATTCACGAAACATGGCAAACGAAAGCCAACCCCTTGAGCCGCTCAATCAAATTCGAGGACGAAAAGGCCTACAATGAGCATTTGAGGATGTTGCGCAGCTTTGAAACAAGCAGGCCCGGCATTAAGGAGTATACACAAATTCAAAGGATGAAAACAAGCGCCGCGATCGAAACGGCCCTCGGCAAAGACTTGCCGCCGTCATTCGCCAAGAAATTAGGCAGGATGACCGCGCCAACCCTTGCCGACTTTTGGAACAAGTTTTCGGAACGTGCTGCCCGCATGGGTGCGGCTTACTCAAGTCTATCGGCCATGACCGAAACTATCGAGGAGTTTTTCCCGGAGGACGCTGCATTTTTATTAGATTCGTAAGGAGGTGGGACCATGGCAAGCCGGGGGAAAACAGTACAAAAATCACATATGTTTGTTGCAGATTTTGAAACCTGCGACACGCGCCCGGCCTTGCACGCAAAAGATTACCCGTTGCAAAAAGTATGGCTTGCAGGCATGCAGAATATTGAAAGCAAGGAAAAAACGCGTTTCAACTCACTCGATGACTTTATGGCTGCCGCCCTAGCACGCCGCGACAACCAAAATATCGAAATTGCCATCCATAACTTGAAATTTGACGGGTCTTTCATCGTTCCTTGGCTATTGCGGAACGGCTACCAATCAAGCCACAAAAAACCAACCAAAGGCCAATTTAGCGTACTGATTGACGACAAAAATAATTGGTACTCAATTCAGGTGCAGGTTTCGCAGCGCCGCCGCGTGACCATATGGGATAGTGCAAAATTGTTTCCTATGCCATTGGAATATCTGCCCGGTCTGTATGGAACACCTACCCAAAAAGTCATCGAGGACGGCGACTTTTACAACCAAATTCGCCCGGATGGACACGAACCAACCGAACGCGAAATACTGTACTTTGACAATGATTTGCAGGTTTTGACCGAGGCTATAGAGGCCCATATCGAAATTTGCGGCATACAGTTCAAAAAGACACAAGCGGCCCAAGCCTTTTGGGAATTTGAACAATCTTTCAAGGCGTGGAAATTTAGATTTCCGGGGCTTTCGGTCGAACTTGACCGATATGCCCGCGCTGCCTATTGGGGCGGTATAGCCCACGTGAACGAACTGCATCGAGCCAAGGATATGGGCGCTATAGGTGTCTATGACATCAATAGCAGCTACCCGGACAAGGCCGCCAACTGCAAGCTGCCCTATGGTCCTGTACTCTTTGAAGGTGGTGAGGGCCACGCGCCGGACATGTCCAAGTTTTGGATAGGCGAGGCACTCGTACAGTTCAAACTCAAGCCCGGCAAGCTGCCATGTATTCCGACAAAAGCCATAAGCGAGGGCCGCCCGTATACCATAGACAAATGGCTCGACGATAGCGACGGCATTGTCAAAATGACCTTTTGCTGCATCGACTATCTAACCATGATGGAAAGCTATGACTTGAAAATTTGGCGATGGATGTCCACGGCGCATTGGGCGTGGAAAGTCCAAAAGGAAATACAACGGTTCGTTTTGAAAAACAATACCGTCAAAGTAGAAAACAAAGAACTTGCCGCGATCGAAACCGACCCGGTCAAGCGGCAGCAATTACTCAACTTGTCGCAGCGGGCGAAAATCAATAATAACGCCTTTTATGGTAAGTTTGGCGAGGAAATTGTCAAGTACGGAAAAACGGCCTACTTGCAAGATGACGACATTGTTTATATAATGGACCGGGAGGACGAACAAAGCGAAAGCAAGCGGAAATTTCTGCCCGTCGCGATTGCCATCACGGCATGGGGTAGGCGGCAACTCGTTCAAATGGCGAACATTCTTGGTGATGACTTTGTTTATTGCGATACTGATTCGATTCACTACCGATTGGAAACCGGACAAGCAAAAATTGACCAAGCAATTAAGGACGGCATTTTTGAGGTCAACCCTACCAAGCTAGGCGCGTGGAAATTTGAGGGTTCTTTCGTATTCGGTCGCTACTTACGGGCCAAGTGTTATATGGAGGAAACTGCCGCAGGTGAGTTAGAAATTACCCTTGCAGGTCTGCCCGCAGACAAGCATTCCGGCATGTTCTCGAAAAAACGTTCCTGCCTCACGAAAGACAATTTCCATATCGGGTATACCATACCCGCAGAACAAGCGAACAAATTGCGTTCGGTTCGGACGCAGACGGGTATCAAATTAGTACCCGTGGCATTTCAAATTAAGGAAAAAATATCACTACTATTCTAACAGACAAAAGGAGAACGATTAATTATGGCTAAACAATACGGAATGAAATTTTATGGTACGGTGCGGGTTTTCAGAAAAGACAAAGAAGTTCAAGCAGCAGGCAGCAAAAAGAAATACGGCATTTCTGATTTGTGGGTCAACGTGTCCGAAAAGAACGAGGACGGCAGCTATTTCAACAAGTCGATGCCCTTAATCATTAAACGCGGCTTGCCACTACCCGAGAACAATACCGTGATTGACTTTGCAGGTTTCCCGATGATTTCCGGCAATGTCAAGGGCGATAAGGATTACCGCCGCATTGTGCTTTATGTCGAGGAGTGGACCGTTACCCCGGAAGGAGAGTAAACCATGATAAACGATTTGAAAAACATGAACAAATTTCTGTTAATTTGCATTTGCTTGCTGCTCGGTCTGAATATCCTTTTATTCGATGACCTGCAAAAGACAACCGACCGCGCCGAGAAACTTTCGGCGCAGGTTTACACGCTCGGCAGCATGCTCGGTGAACGCGCTGCAGCCTACCAAGCCGAGAACGTAATAACGGAGGTGCGGAATAGTGACTAATTTCATCGGCTCACAAAATCAAATTCTGACGCAAGAACAAAGCCTTATCAACGCTCAAGCCATCGCAGACATTGCGGCGGCATGGGGTTGGTCAAAAAATGCCATTTGCGCCCTATGCGGGAATAGCAGGATAGAAAGCTATGTCAACCCGAACATGTGGCAAAACCAATATGCACATCCGGAGAACGGATATGGTCTGTTTCAATGGACGCCCGCGACGAAATTGATTTCATGGGCGCAGGGAGTGGGCCAAGACTACACGACCGGAGAAACGCAAATGGCCCGCCTCAAGTATGAAATTGAGAACGGCATCCAATACTATGCGACAAGCAGCTACCCCGAAACGTTCCAAGAATTTTCGGTGTCGACAAAGTCGGTCGACTATTTGACCCGGGCCTTTGTTACGAACTATGAACGCCCCGCCAACATAGCCGAAAGCATTGACCGCCGGATTGCCTTCGCGGAATTATGCTACACTACCCTGAATTTTTCCGGAGGCGGCGGCTCGGTTATTCATCCTTTGCTGCCCGTCACTCCAGGAACGCCGATTACATCGCCCTTCGGTTATCGTGACATCGGAATCGGAACAAATGACCACCTAGGAACAGACTTCGGAGGTTCGGCAGGTGACCCGATATTTGCGACGATGTCCGGCCAAGTCGTCAAAGCCCAATACGATAGCAGCCGCGGCAATTATGTGATTATCAAACATACATTCGATCAATACTATTCGACGTATCAACATAACGCAAGCAATCTTGTAAACGTAGGCGACCAAGTAAGCCAAGGTCAACGCATTGCCAACATGGGAACTACCGGGGATAGCAGCGGGGTTCACTTGCACTTTGCGATAAGTACCACGCCTTACGGCAGCTATGCGGACGATGGACAAGTCGGCATCTTTATCGACCCGGAAATATACTTGCAATCGGAAATTATCGTAGGAGGCGGCGGCGAGGATGCGCGACCCTCGAGCGGTTTGGTTAATGACGCAGCGCCGCAGACATACACGACGGAGGAGGAGGGCGTAAAAATGGTTTTATATACCGTAAAGAACGGCGACACGCTCGGCGCAATCGCCAAGCGTCACGGGGTAGACATCGGCCGCATTAAGCGTATGCAGCCCGTAGCCATCACGAACAAAAATTTAATTATGACGGGCGACATCCTTGCCATACCCTTGACGGCCGAACAAATGAAGCAGGCCTTACCCGTAAGCTATACGGTCAAAGCAGGCGACACGCTCGGCGCAATCGCCAAAAAGCATAACACCACTATCGGATATATCCAACAAATGAACGGAATAAAGGACCCGAACAAAATCTATATCGGACAAGTTCTTTACATATAAAAACAAGCCCTGCCATCATCGGCAGGGCTTTTTCTTTTAATCCATATGACACTCAACGCCCTTGTCAAACATTTGATTGACTTCTTCCATCGCCCACTTGGGAACGCGGCCGTCTGTACTGCTTACGCAGCAGCCGCGTGTTTCAATATAACCGCCCTCCCATGGGAACTCAAGCGCGGCCATCATATTGTACGGGTAGCCGCATTCAGAATGGACAAGCCCCTCGTTCGTTACGTGCGTCTGTTTGATGACCATCCAAAATTGTTGGCTAAACTGATTTGCGAGGGCCGTTCCCAAGAACGCGGGCGGGTTCGTTGCACTTGCTCCCGCGTCGTTCGCGTTGGCCGAGGTATTCATCACGCTTGTTACGCTTTGCATCAACATGCCGCCGCCGACTGCCATGCCTGCCGGGCCGCCGAGGACCATTGTTCCCACGCCTGCCGCTGCCGTTGCCACATCGCCTAACAAGGTTGTCGCTAGGGCGTTTTGGTTTTGTGATATGTACGTGTCGTACGGGTCGGAGGTGACGGGTATGCTATTGATCGCAGCGCCTCGGATGCTTGCCGTGTACTTGCTGCCCGTTCCATATACCAACATGTAATTGCTTGCCCCGGAGTACAAGTCCACATCCTGCCGCAACCGCAAATTAGGTTTCATCAATAACTCGTCGGGAACGTCCATGATGCCCGCGTCGGGGATAACAATTTGAACGCTATGATTGACCCGCATCAATGCCGCGACATCAATGTCGAACGTGATTGGTGTTTCAACGAACAACAAGCTGCCGGGTGCGTTCTGATGGTCGAGGACCTTGAAACCGTCGATAGATAAGCCCGGGTCTGTCTTGCTTGTTTTCACGATAAGCGGAGAAGCAGGCAGCGCCGACGTATTCATATAAGGCAGGCTGTAAAGTGTGACGATATTTGTTGATTCTGCATCAAACGATAGTTTTGACATCAATGTATTGATATGACTTTGCGCCGTCCAATTATTGAGCTCGTAGTCCGTGACATAATATAAGTACGGCGACGGCTGCACGGGCGAGCGCGAAAAGATGTTGTCACTTGTCGGCTTGACCTGCACGACAAGCGTGCGCCATAAATATTTCTGAACGGTAAAATCTTTCACTATGATGTCGTTATACGGTTGCGTGCTGCCGAGTAAATCATCTTTCAAGTGTGTCGCCACGGCCGAGGTGCGTGCAATAAATTGATTGTCCAATTTGATGTAATATTGAAACGTGCGCCACGCGTCCACCTCATAGCTGACTAGAAAACTGTTGTCCGTGTGAAATTGAATGTCCGTTATCCACGCATAAAAGTTCATGCCGCTGCCACGCTTGAAACGCAGGTAGTTCACACTTTCCATGTCGAGGTATTGCCGGGATACTTTGATCGTTCCCTGCCTACTGCCAAAATTGACGGGTGTGCATTGTACTGCCTCGGTGATTGCGGTTATAAATGGGCTATAATCGGGATAGTTGTACTTATTCCGATAAAATTGTATTTCCATCATGTCTGCCATGTGCTGCTTTCCCTCCCCTTTTTTCTAAAAGAAAAGCCCCTGCCATTAGCAAGGGCCGCAGTCGTCGCTGCCAGTCGTTTTAATCTAACATAAAGCAAACAAAATTCTTGTACGGAGAACAAGCGTAGATGTCCTCCAAAGACATAAAGTAGTTGAAATAGTTCCCTTTTGCGTTTTGGCTATCGGAGGCAATACGCTCTTTGTTGTAAATCTTGACCATGTCCGGGTCGTAGATGACCCCTAGACAAATGGCCGTGCCGTTCGGTGTTTTGAATTGCCCTTTGACGGTGATGTCTTCCGGCTTGACGGTTGGCGGTTGTGCATGGTTTGCCCCGATAGAATACCATGCGTCAATTTCATCGACCCCGCCGATTTCCAATTTGCCCGCGTTGTACGCCCACGGCAATAGTTCGGTGTCAAAGTTGACGGTAATGTCCTCGAGTAACATAATGCGCTGCTTGCTTTGAGGGAGTGTTTGCGGCACGCCCGCGATATTGTAGTCGGTGCGAACATGACGGAGGCGTTTTGAGTATTTTTTCATTTGATTGGTGAAATACCGCAGGAAGCCTTGGTCCATAACGGCATTTGCAGCAGTCAACGTTTTGCCATACGCTGCATTGTAGTCGGTTAATAAGTGGATTGTACCCTTATATCCCGTTACGGTTTGGGCTGCCTCGATTTGACGGGCCATTAGTGCGATCGTTGCACGCATGTCGTCGTATTGTTCGCCGCTTGACATGGCGTTCATGATGCCTGCCACAAATTCAATCACGCCGCCGCCGGAGTGGAAAGCCTTTTTCAAGTCGGACAAGTGTTTCGTCACTTGGTATTGACGGGATAGGATAGTAGAATAGAAAGCCGAGAAATGCGGTACTTTTTTCACGCTAAACTGATCGGGTACGCTATCGCCTTCTTTCATGCCCGTCACGTATTCCTGCCCCTGAACAAGGCCGACATAAATGTCTTCTATGGTTTGCCCATATTCGAGTGTGCCTTTTTTCAAGAACGAAAACTCGTTCTCAATGACGGGCGTGTCGATAAGCGTCATACCGATTTTATTGAATAGGTTCGCAGCGAACTCGTTGCGGATTGCCGACGGTGCTGCCATAACCGCATTACCAACATCGGTAATGTTTGCAGCGGTTGCCATTGGTACGGTTGTTTGGTACGCGCTCGAGGATGTCGCCCGGATTGCGTTTAAAACGACGGAAATGTCTTTGCCTTGTGGTGTTAGTGCCATTATTGATTACCTCCCATTAATGCGATGATTGTGTCACGTGCGTCTTGTAGTGTGACCTCGGCAGGTTTTTCCGGACCTGCAGGCGGTTCGTTTCCTACCATTGGAATTTGTTGCAGGTAAGCGAAATTTGTGTCTTGCAAGGTCTTAATGCGGGTTTGATATTCAAATTCTTTTTCCTCGATGGCTGCCACTTGTGCGATTAAATGCGGTAATTGCGTCAAGTCGTCGGGATTGGCTGCAATAGCTTGCAGCGCGTCTGTCAATGCGGACATGTTTTTCGTCCTCCTTTTATAATTTGAAATAAGTATAGCTTATGTGATTGATTTTAACAAGTAGATAATTTCATTCATTTTATTGTAGGTCGTTTGATTATCAAAAAAGACTTGGTTGCCGTCGGCTGCCGCGCGGAATGCTTTCATAAACGGCATGTTACGATAACGCCGTATATTCACATTGTTCGGTCGGTTGTCTGCCAAGGACATGGAAATGGTTTTCGCCTTGCTTGTTTGCGCGCCTTTTGTCGTGACATAGTAAAATCCTTTTTCCCAATCGACCCACACGCCGTAGGTCGTTTTATCATAAACAAGTGAGAATTGATGTTCGCTATCGTCGGAGCGTTTTTTCAAGAAGGCCTTATTATCCAAGTAAAATTGATTGCCAAAAGCATGTTTATTAAATTCGGTGTGCGCCGTTGCCTGATAGAATTGCGTTTTTTCCCGTTCGGCCAAAAAGTCGGCATCTTTCCAAAAGATAAGCGTCCATGTTTTTCCCTTGTAAATCTTGTTTTCCTGAATGTCGTTGATACGGATGCCCAAGTCGAGAAAGTACGGATTGACCATCGAAAAGGCGTTCCCGATGAAATAGCACGGAATGTCACGCCCCCGGGCGATGGTTTCATATAAATTATTGAATAAAAACATTTCATTGCCTTTATTCAAATAGCGGTCGTGGCTGCCCGCGCTATCATCAATCAAAAATTCATCAAAGATAATACGTTCCACAAGCGGCAGGGATGTCGAACGGCGCGCCGTTGAGAGTGCCCGTCCATACCCCATCGGCTTGTCATTGTAATAAAAATTATATCCCCCGGAATGGTCGGCCACTACTTTCAAATTTACATCGGGGAAAAAGCCTTTATGTTTGATGTCTGCAAATAAGTCGCCGGAGTTCTTTCCCCCCGTACAGGCGTCGTCCAAGTCCACGCCGCGGCGGCGCAGGTAAACAAATTGCTTGCCCTTTTTCTCAAAATCTTCGATTGCCTCAACAAGTGTATTAAAAGTTTTGCCGCCGCCACGTACCCCGACGACAAAATTGAATATGCGATTATACGTTGATTGTGGGCGGGAACTGTACCACATGGCAGCGGCCTCCTTTTATTTGTAATTTTCTACTTTGCGCTTGATGTCGTCGATCGCGGCTTTCAAGTCCTCAAAGCCGTTCAATGCCGTTGTTAATTCTTTGATAGTGTCGCGATAGTTTTGTTCGCGTGCGTCGTTCGTTTTGATGACATACAATAACATGCCGACAAAAAGCACGCTAAACGTGATTTGTTCGCCGTTTGACATGGCTGCTTGAATAAGTTCCATATATTAGCCTCCTTATGATATTGGTGCGATTGCGATTGTGCTGCTTGCTGCCCCGGGGTCGGCCACGTTCTCAAGCATGGATGGAACGAAATAGCCTATTCCCACTTGGACATCCAAGGCGACACGGGCCGTGTACGGGTTCGTTTTAACATAGACTTTGAACATGGTTCGGCTCGGGTCGGTGCTTTTAATCTTGACCGCATTGATCGGAGGCGTTGACCCTGCTTGTTTGACCCATGAAACGCAGTTCGGTTTTCCGGGGTCGCCGTTGTTCGTTTGCGTGACATACAAGGTGCTTTCCCCAACCCCGGCGAGTGTGCCATCGCCGCCGACTTGTTGCCCGTAGCCTGCCGGACCGTTGAAGGTAATCTTCATTTGCGCGCCTGATTTGTTTGCGACCCATTCGCCTATTTCCCACCATATGCCCGTGTCGTAGTTCGATTCAATGGCTAGGCCGGACGCGCGATAGTCTGCCTCAATACGTCGGGCCTTGACTTTGTTGTGTGTGATGTCTACCGCGCCTTTATCATAATACGGCAGGTTGGCGTCTGTATTGATGATTGTGTCGTTCTCGGTCAAGCTAAAGATTGCCCCGCGTAAAATGCGGCTATCGGCTGCATTCAGTTTTGAGGTATTGTACTCAAAGTACACGTTGTCAATGGTCCACTTGCCGACGGTAATGCTGCCTAGCCCGCAGAACTCGATGATAAGGTCCTCCATCCGGCTTTCCGTTGTGTTATTACAATCGAAAACTGTTGTCGCATTTGTGATATACAAGCGTTCAAACAATACCGTGGTGTGTCGGGTCCATTGGTCCAAAATGAATTTGAAGCATTTGCCTACTTGGTCAATTTTAACATCGCGCCATGTACTGTCAATAAGGTCGCGACACTCGAAAAGCGTGCCGGAAAACTTGGACAAGTTGCAGTTTTCCACGTGGACAAAATTTCCGTTCCCTAGGGTATTTTTGTAAAACCCCGCGTTGAGGCCGTCCGCTTTGTTTCCGGTCGATTCTGCCCGGATATTTTTCATGCTTATCATGCGGTTCGCGCCCGTGAAGGCCCATCCATTCGTTGATGCGATGACTTTGAAACGGGTGTCTTGCAGGTAGCCCCCTGCCGATGGAGTGCCCTCGATGGACCATTCTTTTGACCCTAGTGCGATGTTTTTAAAACGGTAATTGCCTGCCGGGAAAGTCAATACATATTTACCCGTTGCAGCCATGGCGTTGACATACGCCTGTATGCTTGCCGAGTGGTCAAGGACCGGGGCGGCCAATTTGATGTCGGCGCGTTCGGCTGCCGTGAGGTAGTCCGTGACGCTCGTTGGTAATTGGATAAGCGCATTTGCAATGGTGGTATCAATTTCAGATTCTAGGGCGGTAATGGATGCAGCGAGCGCGTCCGTTGTGGCCTTGTCGGCCTTGCTATTGAGTAGCGTGTTATTGATGACCGTTCCAAGTTTGCCGTTGCTATACCATAGGTCAAGCGTTTCGGAAATGGTTTCCGGAACGACGGTAGCCCATAGGGTTTCAATGGCGGTGTCTACCGTTTTTTGCAGGGCCTCAAATTCTGCCCGTGTGAGGTTGTACGCGTCGACCATTTCATCGACTTGACTGACCCATGATAGCAGGCTTTCAAGCATGGAAAGCCCGTGCGGGTACTTGGACATCGACACTTGGAAATGGTCCGGTACGTGTAAATGATTGAATGCCATGGTTTAGCCTCCTTTTATACTTGCGGCGTTGCGAGAATGATGTCTGCCTCGGCTTGTGTGATATATTGCTTGGTAACATAGAACGCGACTTTTGCAGCGTCAATCTTATTCATGACCCACATATTGAGAATAAAGTTATACATGGTATACCCTCCTTTACATTAGAAATAGTAGCGCGTTTTCGATCGCGGCAAGTCGTTCGTCGGTTGTCGGGTCTTGCGGTTGTGGCTCGGGTGCTTGTCCGCCCTCGACCCATTCCGTACCGTTCCATTTAGGAAGATAAAAGCCTCCGGGAACGGGAGTAGAAATATATTCCTTGCTGCCGTTGTAATTGTCGGACAAAAGGACATCCTCGATAAAGTTGCCCGTTGCGGTGTCTATTTTTCTGAATAGTTTCATGTTATACCCCCGCTCTGAATGAAATAGTGTCTAAAGCAAAGTAGATGTTGTTACCGTTCCATAAAGTAACCGCGCCCGCAGTATCAATGACTATTCCACCTACTACCGTACCACTACATACACCAACATTACTAACAAGTTGAGTAGGCCGATAACCCTCGGGTAAAATAAAGGCTGAACTACCCAATGTTCCTGACTTAACTCTACCCCTCACCCTAACATTTCCAAAATTGTCTTTATAAAAGCCAACTAGATAACCTCCATCGGCAACCCAACCATTAATCAAAGTTGGTGTAATCCACGCTTCTTGCGTTTTGTTCGCTTTTGATGTTACTTGTGTTTGCAGTCTACCCTCCATAGCGAGTAATTCGTCCGATTCTTGTGCAGGTCGGTTCATGTGTGTTAATGCCATTTGTTTTTCCTCCTTAATAGATAAGTATAAAGCATGGTTTCATTTCATCAATGACTTGCCCGGTTAGTCGGATAATACTATCCATATAGTCACGCAGGACCGACACGCTATTATACCCGCGGCCCGTAAAGCCTTCGGTTGTCTTGGTGTACGTGTCGTTTTTTGTGTCGTCGATGGTATTGTCTGCCTTTTGGTTGTCGGTTGTACTTGCCGTTGTGCGGTCCGTGCTTGCTGCACTTGCCGTGCTTTGCGTTTCGCCTGCCTGATAGCCTGACCCGATGACTTGTTGCGGGTAGTCACTTACTTTTACCGTTTCGGAATTGTTCCCGTTGACATTCTTGTTCGTGTCTTGATAGTTGCTCGAGGCTTGTTCCATTTTAGCGATTTGTTTCGCGATAGCCTGCCCGGAATAGGTTTCCGTCATCTTGTAGGTGATTAGCGGGTCAAATTCAATTAAGTCGATGTTGTGCAGCTTGTTGTAGTACCCTATCATTTGCAGCCATCGCCTTTTAAAAACATGCTTGAAGCGGTCCGGCGTTTCCTGCCCGATTTCATAAAAATAGAAATAATCAATGACGGCCCGTTCCAGTTCGGCTTTCCATTGGAGGTCGTCAACTTGATAGTCAAAGTCGAATAACTCAAAGGGCTTACCGTTCATGTCAGTTAGCTGCAGCAGGTGCCGCAGTTCGATTGTCGTTTGCGCCATCCTCGTTCCCTCCTTCCTCGTCGAGTGTGTTCGTCATGTCCTCGGCTTGTTCCTCTGCCCCGGTTGGTTTGACCGTGACGCTCAAGCCATAAAAGGCATTGAGTTCGGCCGCGGCAATTTCACGCTGCCGGAGCATGATTTCCAAGCAGGTGCGCGTATGTTGGTTGTTGCTTTTGACCTCGGCCGTCACAAGGCGCTCGGCCTTGTCAACGCCTGCCGTGTCAAAGCCCACGCGCTCACGAAATTTCATCATGATTTCATTCAAGATGTCCATTAGTTCCTTGCCGATAAATTTAATGTCTGTCGGCAGGCCCGCTCGATCTTTATTGGAGGCAAACAACATTTTATCGGAAATGATAAAAGGTTCACCATTGAATATCGAGGCGAACATCTTTTCGATAGAGAGCCGCATGTCTTCGCTATCGGACATAAAGATATATGGCAGGTTGGTCCATAATAGGTTGGTGTCAAAGGATTGTTGCGCGAGCGCCAAGCGCGTAGCGAAATGATTGACGATGTCGTCCAAGTTCTGCCCGTAGTCCATGTTTTGGATAAGAACGCAGTCTTTTGACCTATCGAATAGTTCTATTGCCTTTTTGCCGTCGGATAGTCGTTTGATTGGTCGTTTTTGTGAGTAGTCCTGTAAATCATCGGATGAAGTGACGGCAAGCGCCTCGGTCGGGAATTGATGACGGTTATATCCACGCGCCGAGCAGCGCAGAATGTCCGGCCCGATAGTGTCATCCTCGTAGTACATAACAAAGCCGTGACGGACGAGGTTGCGCTCAAGGTAGTCAAGCGGAATGTTTTCCGGCAGGCCTTCCCATGTGAACATGTGCGATAGTTCGGAATATAGTTGTTCCCTGAAATAGTGTATTTTATCCTCGGGGATGGTCGGCGTTTTGTCGCGTGCCATGTTGTAACCTCCTTATAATAAAAAAAAAGGCTCACGGCTTACCCGTTAGGAGCGTGAGCAGGTTTTGAGGTTTAATGGCTGAATTAATAGCGGTGACTGACCAAGTCACTATTGCCGCGGCGGGCTGCCTTCTGAGCAGGGTTGCCCCGCGCGACCTAGTAATCTCATACCATGCCTCAAAGCTATTATAGTTTATGAATTGCTATTGTGCAAGTACAATTTGCGATCATTGACGGCCGGCCGTTCGCTAAAAGGGGAACAGGCGTTCCCCGGGCTATTACTTACCCA